AGAGCCATAGCCAGAGCCATCGCCAGAGCCAGAGCCATCGCCAGAGCCATAGCCATAGCCAGAGCCATCGCCAGAGCCATAGCCAGAGCCATCGCCAGAGCCAGAGCCATAGTTTTTAGGGTTATTTTCTAACCATTTCTTAATCTTTACATCTTCCATTCTCTCACTCCCTCAATTTTCTTTGATGCATTATCAGAACAGGCAATAATTTCAATTGCATCCAAAATCACAATTTCGTCAACAGTTACTGTAAACTTACACTGATTAGGTTTCATTGTTCCATCTGTTGCCAACTGGCTAATTGAAGCTGCACCATCCCAGTACCATAATCTTCTACACTTCTCTAGCTTAACTTCTCTTCCGTTTCTGTCTTCAAGAGTGCCAAAGAATACACCACTTCTATCCCCTCTTACAATTACTTTCTTTCCAATAAAATTCTCTGTCATATCAATTTTCTCCTTTTTATTATTGATTTTGTTTGTTGTTTTTGTTTCCATTCTTTCTACCTCGTTTCTAATTTTCTATATAAGTTCCTTTGGAAATCATACTTGTAATGGTTTTCGCCAATTCTTCCCAACTACAACCGCTTTCAATGTCATTCAAATTCTCATCATAATAAGCAAATACAACATCTTTCTTCGTATTGCTAAATGTATCAAAAGAATGTATGTAGCAAGGTTTCTTTGTTGGACTTCCAAAACCGCCAATTCCGTATTCTTTCTTTAGGAATTTTGCCTTTTCTGATATGGTGTGATTTTCACTGAAATATGCTTTAACTCGTTTCATTCCACCAACAAATCCAGTGCCTCTTAATGCTAATGCTTCAAGTGGGTTAAATGGCCCATTTTCGGTTTCTATCAAGTCAAAAAATACTCAACTGTCCGTCCACTTCGTAATCACTCCAATCCATTGTTAATCTCCTGCTTTACTAAATCTCTTGAATACTCATAACCACGCATAACACCTTTTCTGTATGTACTCGAAACATAATCGGGTGCATTTTCGGAACTTAATTCATATTCAATTCTTCTTTCTTCCAACTTCTCCACGATATTATCCATAGGCTTGCGTGTGTTTGTTGCTATAATTTTATCTTCGTGTCTTGTTAATTTTGGAAATCCAATCATTACACCACAACCTTTACACTCGGATGCACCTAATAGGAAACTATATTCCAATTCTCCACCACAAAACGGGCAACATTTCAACTCACTCATTCTTCTCAATCCTTTCCAAACAATTCCTTTGTTTTCTTGTAAAGAAATTCAACATCTTCAACACCCAAAGTTGGGAATATCTGTTGCCAATGTCCGTATTTTGCAGAATGTCTAATCCAATCGCTTTCTGCATCCATAGGTTCAAGCATTGGCTCATCATTTCTTACAAACAGAAGAAGGTTAATATCAACAGTTTTCATATCCTTGTTAAAGCACATTGATAACTGCATCCCCTCATCTTCTTGCTTGTAAACCACGCAACTTTCGGTTTCGTTGTATTTATGGCTTTCGTTCATCAGCACCAATCCTTTCCAACTGCCTGTTTAATTTCTGGTCGATAATCTTCTCGATGTCGGTATCTGAAATCCGCAAAATGTACTTAATTTGCTCAAGCATAATGGTTACATCTGCGATTTCTTCAGTTAACTCGTTTTTTCTTTTCCACATAGAAAGATTGTAAAAAGTCAAACAGAATTTTTCGCTATTTTGTGTTTGTTCCAATCTCCAAATTTTGTTAATAGCAACCGTTAGCTCTGCCATTTCCTCAATCAACTGTCTGCTTTGGGCATCGTAGCCATATGTATCGGCAATCTTCTTAATCGCTTCGTTATTCATCTTGCACCTCTTTCAATCTTTCAAAAAACTTCATATCGTAACCACTTTCGATAAAATCAATCGTTCTTTTGTGGTTGCAAGCATTTCCAAGATATGTGTAAATATCTTCCATATCATCAAATGAGAAATCCGTATGTAAAAACAGATTTATTCCATCAAGCATAAACTTTCTGAATTTCTTATTTCTCCATTCTTGACTATATGGAATGCCTTTGTGGGCTGACCTTGACAACCATTCAAGCACTTTACACTTGACATCTAATTCCGTTTCGCAATTACTGAAAATGAAGTATGTATTGGAATATCTGTGTGCTATAAATTCATCACGTTCATTAAAAAACGAACCATCAAAGTCTGCTAACAATCTTAATCTACAAGCATTTTTCCAATCCATTCCTACACCTCCACTTCTTCATCAGCAGGGAATTTGAAGATAGCATTGTTTACTTGCTCAATCTTTGAATCTGCATTATCGTGAAGTAACACAATTCCATCTCTTTTCCATTCCTTTAACTTTTCCACAACGCTTTCGTTCATATCCACATTTTGAAATAGAATCGGAAGTCCAACATAAGCACTTCTCAACATCTCCATAACCTTTAGGGCTTTGGCTTCGGTAGAGTAAATCCCCATAATTGGCTCAAAATCTGTATTATTTGTTTTTGCTTCAATCTCAAAAGTCTTTGGATTTATCACTAAATGACAATTTCCGTATGATACATCTCGCATGCCATCCCAACTAATCAATCTCATAGTTTGTCACTCTCCTATCCGAAAAATTCTTTTCTTACATTTATAGGTTTGCACTTCAATCCCCATTCCAAATCCAGTTTAGGTCTTTGCTTTGGGTCACATATGAAATCTCTACAAATCTTCGGTCTAACTTCGTAAATCGTACATTTCTCACAAGATTTACTATCATCAAGAAACGGACAAGTCATATCAATGGTAGGTGTTACAAGTGGTGCTACAATGTGTGTATGCTCTTTTATTCCGTTTTTCTTTATGTACTTCTTGATAACCGATATTTCATCATCAGTCATAGGAAGTAGGTTAGAACAACACTGACCGCATTCAGTACATTTTCCATTGCAAGTAAGGTTATATGTTCCGTCTGAAAACTCTTTCAACATCTGTTCAAAACTTCCAACTGCCATAACCTACTCTCCTTCCAATTCTTCAATAATTACCTCAATTCTAGGGTTATCTCTACATAGTTCTGTGTGAAATACCGAATCCAACACATCATCAAATCCGTCATTCTTAATAACTTTCATTTCTTGCAAAGCATCTAAAAAGGACTTTTCAACCGCACAAGCAAGGTTTCCTCTGTCGTGTCGCTTATCTCCTGCATAAATCATATAAGTACACCTAATCGGCTTATCAATCTTCACACCACGCATATGCTTCTGAATCGCAAGTCTGCATACCTTGTCATTCTCTGACTTAACGGAATTGTGATACTTCTTTGTACGGAAATTGTATACTCTTCCCCCAAGGAGCTCATTTAACCCCTTGAGTGGAAATGTATGTTTTGAATTGCTAATAACCACTTTATATTTCATTACTTATCAGCACCTTTCTTCTTGCCCTTTTCTTCCTGCTCTAACAACTCTGTCAACTGTGATGCAGTTTTAGGTTGTTCAAACCAATCAGAAATAGTGGTTTCTTTCTGCTTTAACCCGTTGTATATACCGATATACTCTGTTAATTCATCAGCATTTACAGTTTCAATGGTGTGCTTTAATCTTGTTTCCAACATTTCTTTAGTAACACCTAACTTTGCAAAAGCAGTAACCATATTCTTAACCTTATCAATCAAAGGAATGTCATTCTTTCCGGCAAGTGTTTTCTTGCATTCATTTATGCAATCTTCAACTAAATCCGGCGGTAAAATTGCCAAAATACGACTTCTTAATCTTCTTGCTCCGTCATTTGCAGTACGTTCGTAAATATCACGCTGCGATGTTAATTTTGTAGAACGTCCACCAGCTTCACGAATATGTTCTACTGTAAAATTCTGACTTGAAATAGTGTTGGTTTCCAAATCCCAACAGTATGCCTGCATTTCGGATTTGCCTTCTTCGTGTGAAAGTTCTTTGATGCCATAGTCTACATTCGAATAACAGCGTGCCAATTCTTCGGCAAATCTAATTGTTACGCCTGTTACTGTCTGTCCGCCTCTTGGATATGCAAAAAATGCTTTCTCTGCGAAACTCTTTCTCTGACAAGCTTCAATAGCCTTTGCATAACAAGATGTGTAATTTCTCGGAAACTGCTTTGCTAATAACAACTTTCCTTGTGCTTCTGTAATTGCTCTGCTTGCTTCTACCGCCACTGTTCCTTGATTGATTTTGTCAAAATTACCTGCATAACTCGGTACACTTCCTTGATATTCCATTACTTCATTTTCTGCCATTTTCTCTATCCTCCATAAAATAATCTTTGTAAAGTTCATCAGTAAATTTCACATGATAACACATTGTTTTGTGAACTTCTCCATCTTCGTATTCAACAACACACTTATCGTTATTATCTGAAAATCCATGAAATACTGCTTTTCTAACTCCGTTTCTGTCATAAACTAAGCAAGGTCTTGCCATTTCTTATTCCTCGCTTTCATCATTTTTTAAAAAATATCTGATTTCTTTAGATTCTGTTTTGTGTTTTGATATTAAAAAACCATCTTTTCTTAAACTTGATATTCTCGGGTGAAAGTTTTTTATTCCCAAAACACTTTTCGCAATGTCGTTTGTTATGTATTCGTTTGAACACAAATAGTCCAAAAGCATCTCTTTTTCTGTTTTGCCTTCCGTCTTACTTTTAACTGGGGTATTAAAGGCTTTTTCTACACTCCAATTACTGTAAAATAATCTTCGGTGTAATGTTACTTGTTTAATTCCAAGTATTCTCGACCATTCCGAAACAGTTCTTTTCTGACCCTTGTATTCAATTATTGAATTTAAACAAGTGTTATTCCCATTTTCTGATACAGAAACCCAACGTAGGTTTTCTACTCTATTATCATCACGAATCCTGTTTATATGGTCTACTTGTGGTTTATTTTTTAAATTTGGAATAAACGCTTGTGCAACCAACCTATGTACTTGGTAATGTTTCATTTTGTTATTTTTAGACAAAGAAACAAGCAAGTAACCTCCGTCGTTTCTAAAAGGTCTTATTATTTTTTCATTTCCGTTTACATATCCACGTTTTTTAGGCAAACTTTTTACATTTCCGATATTGCTTACTTCGTAAAGTCCCTCATAGCCAACAACAGGCATCCAAATTTCCAAAAAATCAATCCTCCTCTTGCAAATAATCGTATTGCTTTGCCAACCACTTAGGTAATCCGAGAGAGTTTATATCTTTATTTACATATCCATACCAGTTGTTTGTTCGTTCACATTCTGCGTATAATTCAAGGTTTGATTTCCATACATCTTCACCTGATGCTAAAAAATATTTGTTTGCTTCTAAAATATTTACTACATAAGGAGCTTTTTTTTCTTGAACAACAAATATAACTTGATAATCAAATCCTGTTGCTTGTTTTAATACGTTTCTGTAAAAACTTGCCTGTAAATCATAATTTAACTTAACTGCTTGTTTCATAAACGCATCTAATTCAGCATCTTCGGCGGTCTTGTACTCTACATAAAGTTTTGTATCTCCGATTTCTGTCAAACAATCAGGCCTTGCTTTTAGTGTTATTCCTGTTGATTCGTCAACAACAAAAAATGACAATTCCTTAATTCCACTTAATAAACTCTTGACATAAGGTGTACTGTATAACGCATCATACATAGCCTTAATCTTCTCAAAATCATCAGCCGATATAATGTCCTTGCCTTGATTATCAGTTTCAAACAAAGCCCATTCTTCCTTGCCTGTCTTTGTTCGTTTATCAACATTCGGTGCAACTGCAAATTCTGTAAAGAAATAATCTTTTTCTAATACATACTTATGTACTGCTCTGCCAAAGAGTAATGCCGGAGTATCTTCTTGTGGGTTATCTTTCCAATAACGGAAGTGTGCAGGACTTTTAACCATGTGTTTTAAGTCTGTACTGCTGACACCTTCTCGTTCTCGGTATTCCTTGTTACTTATCTTTATTCCTTCCATTCTGCCACCTGCGTATTCTCTTTCTTTGCTACTTCGTTTGCCATATTTATTCCTCCAAACAATCTCTGCTTGCCACTGTCTGACACTTCTCAAACAGACAATCGTGGCATAATTCTTCGCCATCAAAAACATAAAGTTCATCCGGCTCGTACTCATATTTACATTCGTCACAGTAATATCTTGTGACTTTTTTGTGTATACACGCACTGCCTAAACATCCCATTTCGGGTGGACAACCAACACATTCATTTTCAATTCTTTTAGCCATTACTCAACCTCCTCGATGTAGGTACCGCAGCATCTTTCATCACGGATTTTCATAGCCAACTCATTAACCTTGTTCTTTTCCTCATTTGTATTGTAAGGATAAGTGCCATATGGATATGATTCTCCATCAATTACCATCATTATCTTTGCTTCCATCTGTATCTCCTTCTTCAATTAATTCTGACACCGAGAACTCATAAGCAATTCTCATTTCAAATTCCGTATCTTGCTTGGTGTAATCTCTGCTCTGTAATCTGCCTGCGACTGTAATTTTCTGACCAACTTCCATATTTGCTACACGCCTAGCATTTCTGCCCCAAACAATGCAAGGAATATAGTCCGATTTGCCATATGCACGATTAACACCAAGCAAAACATCTGCGATTTCTCTACCTAATGGTGTTTTTCTGTACACAGGCGGCTTACAGATATAACCGGTTAATTCGCCCTTGTTCTTGTCATATTCTCCGTATTCGCCAACTTGTTTGACGAACAAGAAAATATCAAGTTTGCTTGTTCCGTCTTCTCTGCGTACATTTCTTGTATGGATTTCTCCAATAAGTTCCACTACATCACTTGTAATGTGATTGATTAGTGTTTCCGGGATAACGCACGATATTGTATCTGTGTATTCACTTAATCTTGTAGAAATCAAATTAAATCGAAAAAATCGCTCTCCGTGAGAAGAAAAATCATACTTAATCGTGCTTGTAATCATTCCCGAAACGACAATTTTGTTATCTGACTGCTTCATAAGTCTCTGCCCTCCGTACCAACGATTTTTCCGTCATTAATCTGCAATTCAATCTTTAATACGTTGCAGAAAATTTCTAAATCCACAAGTGGGATTGCGTTAATATCCGCTATAATCATGTTTACTTCTTCCTCCTAAACTTATCTACCGACTTCCTTACACCAGAAGTCTTGTTAATTAACTTGTAGTAAAAATCTGTTTCTTCCAATAACGCCCATTCATCAGCTTTTAATCCATGGCTAGACACAATCTCTTTCTGCGTGCGTGTGAGTTTCTTAGGTTGTTTCATCTTTTCACCACCTTGAATATCTCAATATTCTGTACGCCCCATTCAAGAGCTTTTTCATGGCAACTCATATAAATATCAATACGATTTCCTCGAATTGCACCGCCACAGTCGTGAGCAACATACTCTTGGTCATTAATAAGGATTGTTTCGCCATATGGAATCACTTCTACATCTGTTGCAATACTGTAATCGGGAACAAGAACTTCGCCGGATGCACCATAGACAACTCCATTTGGTCTGTTGTTTGCCCATTCACCACAACATTTTTCGCACGAACAATAAGCTGTCACCGTAAATGTTCCCATAGAAATCAACTGTGGCTCTGTTTCAGTTTCTGTCTGAATTTCAGTTACCTTTTGAGTTGCTACTTCCACAATTTCAGTTTCTGTTTCAGTTTCCAACTCGATTTCAGTTGTGGTTTCTGTTTCTGTGGTAGTTTCAGTTTCAGTTGTATTAACATTCATACCTTTTATAACTACAATCATTGTCGCAATTACTGACATCATAACTATTGCAAGAATGATTTCTGCCATTGTCACAATAACTGGCTTATGTATGCGTTTCTTCTTTCTTTTAACTAACTTTGTGTTATCTTCCATCTTTAGTTCTCCTTTAATTTGTACTTGTCGTAGTGGGTTTTCTCGCCATAACGATTAGTAGTGTTTACTCGCTCTTTCGTAAATTCGTACCCTAATTCTTTTAGCTCAAAAATTCTTGTTGCCAACTGACTTACCCCCAAATCTGCGTATGCCTGCCAACTTGTAATTGAACCAAAATCACGAATATAGCGAATAATTCGGTCTCTTTGTGTTGGCTTTTTCTGTAATTTTTCTGCCATATAAACTCCCTTCGTGTTATAATCTCCATATCAATTAAGATTGGAGGTGTAAAAATGCAAAACTTCGATGATTTCAAAACGTATATGCGTAGTAATGGTTCTAATATTGCAAAAATTATCCAAGATAAAACTGACAAATATATCAAAGACAATAATGCAGAAAATCTAATCATTTATAGCAACACATATACTCAAATCGCTATTATGGAAATGCTGGAACATTACCATAACTGGTTAAATGGTAAAAGTTGATTTACCTACATCGTTTGCGTGCTGTTGAGCATCTTTCAAAGTCTGCTCATATAGTTTTTTTGAAGAATTTTCCTTGTTTGCAATAATCTTTAAACTCTCATCAATACTTGCAAGCAGGGAATTTCTTTCTTTATCAAGTGCAAGTCTTTTTTCTCGATAAATTGTTTCTGCAAAACTCATATAAATCTCCCTTCTGTAACTTATTAGGTTACTGTTTTTGCAAAAAAAATATCCATAGGATTATCAATATGTAATTCGTCAATCATTATTTGTATTTCATCACTTCCGAATACACCTTTATTCATTCGCAAATAAAATGTTTTTGGTGACATCCCAAGCATTTTGGCTACATCTGATTGCGTCTTACCATTCTTCGCGATAACCCCACGAAGTTCCGCTGTGTTTACCATATTTAGTTGCTCCTTTCTGTTTTTGTAACTTGTCAAGTTACTCTCATTATAGCACTTTTCTGTAACTTGTCAAGTCATTTTTTTCTTGACTTAAAACTTTTTTGTGCTATAATTAAAATCACATAAACGAAAGGAGGAAAACGGCATGACTATTGGGAGTAGAATAAGAAAAAGAAGAGAATTATTAGGTATTTCACAAACAGACCTTGCGAATATGGTAAAAATCTCAAAACAAACATTATATAAATATGAAAATGGGATAATTACAAATATTCCAAGTGACAAAATAGAAGCTATATCCAATAAGCTAGACGTTTCCGCTTCCTATCTTATGGGATGGACTACAGATGAAGTTATATCTATAGTTGAAAGAGATGTTGCATTGTCAAATATGAGTGAAAAGGTACAAGAATATGCATTAAAGATTGCCGGATTAGACAAGGCAAAACAAGACGCAATATTTGCATTGATTGATACCTATGAAAACAAGGAGGAATGAATATGGAAAGAAGATGTCCTGAATGTAATAACCCAATATTAGACAATGAAACCACTTGTTACAAATGCGGTGGTAAGTTGCCTAAAGAATTAGAAACTTCAAAACCCCGAAAATCAAAGACATTAGGAATATTATCCTTAATAATGGGTTCTATTGGTTTGATTTTATCTTTTATTTATATAGGGATTGTTCCAGCATTAGCAGGTTATATTTTATCATTAATTGCATTTACTAAGAAAAACAGTGCTAAAAAACTTGCATTAATAGGTTTAATTTTATCCGTTGTCGGTACAGCTTGTTTCATAGGAACTGTAATTGTCGATTATAATAACAATAGCAGCGAAGATAATTCCAAACCGACTATTTCAGCCACCGATGAAAAAGAAACAACCATTGAAAAAGAAACAGAAGGAGAACCAATTACTACAGAACCAGTTACAGAACCGACAACACAAAGTCCAACAGAGACTATTAATCCTTCTACTGCCGAACCGCAAACACAACCACAAACCGAAGCTCCTACGCCTGCACCTACTGAACCACCAACACAAAAACCTACCGAAAAGCCAACACCTGCTCCTACGGAAGCTCCTACGGAAAAACCGATAACTGTTTCTGATATACAAATACTTGAAGAGTATACTTATAGTGATGGTTTTTGGTATACATATCATTTTGTTGTGGTAAAGAATAATAGCAATAAGCCTGTTACTATCTCAACATCTACACTTGCATATAAGAGTGATGGAACTTTAATAAGTGTTGATGAAGGTTATGTTGATATTGTTGGTTCGGGATGTACAACAATTTACTATGAAGCATTTGAAACAACAGAAGAAATTTCATATTATGATACAGAAATGACAGTAGACACAGATGTATGGTATGAATGTGGACTTAATGGATTGTCTTATACGCAGACCAATATAGAGGATGGTGCAATATTTCAAGTAACAAATAATGGAAATAATGCGGTTGATTTTGTTGAGGGATATGCTTTATTTATAAAAGACGGAAAGGTGGTTAGTTGGGAATCTAACTATTTTACTGATGATGATTACGAAATTAAAGTAGGTAAAACCATTTCAAAACAATTTTCTGCATATGAAGAATTTGATACAGTAAAATTTTACTTAACCGGAAGAATTGACTAATAAAAAAGCAGGGCTTATTGCCCTGCTTTAATTTTAAATTTCAATCTAATAAACTCGATTAAGTATTGTAACACATTCAAATTTTCTATATCATCAATAATTTTATGTAATTCTTTCTTTAAATCCTCTTCCATTAAAATCCTCCGTCACACGAAACTAAGATAGCGATATAATCATTCAACCTACATTTGCTGCTCCAATGTTCCTTAAAACCATCTATATCCTTAGTCACTTCGATTAATCTACGCATATGATATTGCATATAAACACCCTCTCCCTTTGACAAATCAAGCCAATTTTGTTAAAATATCCTTACAGTTCGGGAGTGCCACTATCCACAGTAAACACTCCCTTGCCAGAACTTGAAGTTGTCTTATTTCTAAGACTTCTTCATTCTACACTAAGCAAGAAATGGGGAAAACAAATTGAAAAAGGAACTTTTGAAAAAATTAAGTCTGAGGTTGAAATCTAACAAGGAAAATTGGATGGATTGTTTTCGTAATAATGTGCAGATGTATGTTGATGAAAAAGAAATACGAATGTCTGATATAGCCAACAAAGCAGATATATCGGTAAAAACACTAGACAACTTTTTGCACAATAAAACCAAAGATTGCAATTTATCTACTGCCGTAGCACTTGCAAGAGCATTAGAAGTAAGTTTAGATGAATTAGTTGGTGCTGAAACTATCGAAGAAGAAACAAGAAAAACTATTGCAATGGCAAGAAACCTAAAAGAGCATCACAGAAAAGTTATCCGTATGTACGCAAAGCACCAATATCTTATGCACGGCGAAAACGAACCAAACTCAAAATCAATTTCGATATTAACGCCAGTGTGCAAAAATGGTCACTTGAAAACCACTATTATTGATAAAAAAATATGTATAGATTTCTTGGCTAAGCCAACAATGGAAAAAGTTGGTATGGGAATAAAAATTCCTTGCGACCATTATGAACCACATTTCCTAAAAGGCGAAGTTGCATTGTTGGGATTTGACCGCGAGGGAGAAAATAACGAAATGTGTGTTATATCTTCTGGGGGCAATCTCTACTTTTGCATAAAGAAGATACAGTTTGTGAATGGTAAAAAGGAAGTAAACTATGTTGCCATTACCAATAAGCAAAAGATATTCTCTTTCGATGAAATAGATGATAGATTTGGCTATGTTGTCGGTTGGTTAGAACCTGATAGCGAAGATGAAGATACAACTTATTCTTGGGGCGAAAGATAAAGCAAGGGTGGGGCAATAAACCCCACCCTTTATTTTGCCTTAATCTAACTGATTCCCGTCTTTATCGTAGATGTGATAGCCATAATCGGCTTGTGCTTTCCAAACTGCAAAGGCACTGCCAAAATTATGATATGAACCCTTACTTGACTTAGCATTATCAAACGCTGTTCTTATTCTGTAGTAATCGCTTGAATTTGACGCATAATTTGGATAGCTTGAAGCTGTGAGCATAGGCTTATCCTCTTTAACTTCAATATCAAGCTGATTGCCCTCATTGTCGTAAATGTGGTAGCCCTCATTCTTGTAAGCTTTCCAACGATTTAAAGCATTAGCCCACTTACTATATGAGCCTTTGCTTGACTTATAGTCGGTAAATGCCTTACGGACACGATAGTATTTACCACTACCCTCTGCATAGTTTGGATAACTGCCCTCGTCAAGTTCCTTAATATCTTCCGGCAAATCTGCATCAAGATATGGTGTTGGGTCAATCCACTCAAACTTATTTGTATCATGTAAGCTAGTCGCATTTGGTACTTCATCATAAAGACGCACTTCAAAATGCAAATGTGCGCCATAACTACCACCTGTATTTCCCATATATCCCAATTCTGTGCCTTTTTCGTACACATATCCCTCACTTATGCCAATGTTGACATTATCAAGGTGTGCATACAAAGTAACAACGTGCTTGCCCTGGTATTTCTCATTGTGTAATATCATCACATAATTTCCATAACCCATAGCTTCATTATCCAGTTGTCCTTTGCCTTTCATATAGTCGATAACCTTAATTACCTTACCTGTGGAATGAGCAACAATGGTTTCGGTAGTTCCCATCCCATTGAAGTCTTTAACTACGTCAACACCCTTGCTCCAACCTGTATGATTGGCATATGAATTTGTTATTCTGTTGTTTCCTGCTTTTAATACTCTACTCATAGAATTTTACCTCCTATTCTGTGTTAAGCTAACTCTACTGCGCCAAACTCTTTAATGTAAGCGTCTGCGTCTTTTACTCCTAAGTATTCCTTTACTTCATCTTCTGTCATTGGCTTTAAGCCTAATGGTGTGATAATAAAATATGCACCATTTTCTGTTTTCCACAAGGTTTCACTTGCTCCTGTGTAAAGTGTTGAACTTGTGGTTGTGTCATACATTTTGTTGTTGATAATTGCTTTCATAATATTTATTTCCTTTCTTAAAATAATTTTACATATACTTCTGTTCCGACAGGGAAACTGTTTTTAAGAGAAGTATCACTTGCATATATATTAAATTTAGTAAGTTTATATACTGTTCCATTAAGTATTGTTGTACTTTCTGTTATAGCTTTAATGGGTGCTGACCAACTGCTCGAACCATTTGATACACTTGCCACTTTGAAGTAAGTACCACTTAATCTGTCACAAATGCTTTCGGTATAAAGGTATAGACCCCCTTTACGCATATACATTCCTAAATGATAGAATGATGGAATATCATTTCTTATATAAGCAGGTGTTGTCAATTCTACACTTGCTGTTCTATCATCAGTACCCCAAGCAGTAATTGTGCCTTTGCCATAGTTCTGTGTTCCTATTCCTGCTGTTAATAAGTTACATTGTTCTGTTGTGCCATACCCTGCTATTACATCGCCAACAGCATTAAGTTGTCCGTTTGCTTGTATAGTAGCTGTCGAGCCTTTATTTGCACCCAAATGAACAATATCACTACTATCTTTATACAACATCCATAGATTTGTTTTTTCGTCAAATAATCCACGATTTCCGCTTGCAGCACTTATCATAGCCACTGACGCAATATCATTTTGAACTCTTAATCTTGTTTCGGTAGTTTCTGATGTATCTCCGAAAGAGTGTGAATGACCTAACCCGATAATATTATTTTTAGAGGTTATATCTCCACTTGCGGAAATCGAACCATCGCCATAACCACCTAAACCATCAACATTAAGGCTGTCAGCAGTGATTGTACCGATATAAGCAGTAGGGAAACGCCCTGTGTTTGTTCCGATTGAACCTTTGCGTTCAAGTAATGCACCTGTTTCTCTATCGCGTGTTTCGTATGGCATTAAATTATAAACGCCTAAATTTTTAGCGTGAACAGTCACAGGGAACTCCACACCATAATCGTAACCACCATATACAGACATAACTACTGTATCATCAATTACTTCTGTAGGATTATCAAGGCTATCCCAAGCTTCAAAACCAATGTGGATAATATCAGACATATACCCACCTGTATACCTATTTGCTCTCATATACCATTGTGTAGGTCTGCCGATAAAGTCAGAATATACACCGCCACTACCAACATCAAGAGAATTTAAAACCTTTAAATCGGTAATGGTTGCTTTTCCGTATTCATCCCACTTTAGATACTTACTGTCAAAACTTCCATCTTCAAGATTAAGAAATGAGCCTGTTGAATCTGCGACATAGTTGTTTGACATAATCGCATCAACCGCTAATTTTTCAGCAGTAATTGCACCTGCTTTAATCTTGTCAGAAGTAATACTTTCAGTTGCTAACTCATTGGCAGTAATGCTTTGTGCAATAATTCTGTCTGCATTAATTGTTCTAGGTGTGATAATTTCGCCATTAAGAGTATCAACATCTTTAGCTTGTAATGCTCCATCAATGTTGTTTAACTCGTATACAATGGATTTATCTGTACCACGCATAACAAGCCTGTCGGTTGTTAAAGTGCCAGAAGTGATGCTATTAGCATTAATCGTAACACTATCAAGCACACCTGTTACTTTTCCATTAACAATGGTCATATCCTTGACTAATCCACTATCAGCGAAGAACTGTCCTACATCTAAAATATCAATATTCGCCAAATGAATATCTGCATACTTACCATCAATTTCATCAACGATAAGTTCTTGAATTTCTGCTTTGATTGCGTCAAGATTATCCGTTGTAATTGCATGGGATTGAACATATTCGGCATCAACCTTTGTTGCGATAACTCTGTTTGCAACAAGTAATTCCGTTGCCATTCGGTTAAGGTATTGAATTGTAGGACCCGTAAAGCGATATTCGTTCTCGGTGTCACTTTTGGCATAGGCTTGAATAACTGTTGAGCCATCTGAAAAGTTCTGTGTAATCGCCATACAAGGCACTAAATAAGTATTTCCGTCAAGGTATGTAACCTTAATAACATCCCAAGGGTCAAGCCTTATATCGTCAAGCATTTCGATTGATGACGCATTGTAGGTAAAGCCATTAAGAGTTGCCATAATACTGTTGGTAATCTCTTGCGTTGCCAATGGATTTGAGTGGAATACTGTCTTGAATCCACTGCCACTTGTGTACTTTGTTTCTCCATCTTTTGCAATTTCGATTTTCTCTACAGTAAAGTTCTCTTGTGCCTTTGTAAACGACCAAATAACGCCTATTTTCTTCTCTATTGGGGTTTCACTATACCAACGGAGATTAAGTTCGCCAAATCGGTCAAAACAAGCAAATTTAGCGTGTAATCCTGCGATATACCCTAAGACTTCTCGACAAGTATAACCTTGTAAATTTTTCTCAATCGCAATTGGATTTTCAATCGGTGTTGCAAGTGTCACACCACACATTGTGCATATTTCCTCAACAATTAAATCGGTTGTTGTTGGCTCTGTAAGTGATGATGAGTAAGGTCTTTCAAGTTTCTGCATCCTATCAAAAGCCTTGAACGTCTGAATATCCAAATCTCCATCGGGTTTTTGCACTGTGAAATACCCAATAGGTGCATACTCATATGTTCCATCTTCTAATTTCGTGCCACTTTCGAGCCTAAATTCTCTGCCTGTAAGAATTTTGTCTGTATAGGCTTCAACTTCAACGTATGACATATTCGTTGTGCCTATCTGTAATTCGCTTGTGTTGTTGGAACTAATATAGCCATTTAGCTTACTAATGCTCTCAATAACACTGTTATCATCCGTAAATACTAGCCTATGGTGTAATGCAGTATTAACTATATCATCTATCGCTTTATTAAATTCTTCTGAACCATTAACGTACATTTAATCACTTCCTTATTGCTGAATTAAGTTAAATGTCATAGTTGAGTACCTCGGCAAGCCTTTGACATAGCTGTAAACTGGGTTGCTTGTTGGAGATACATAGAATGTGCCTTTAACCAACGTGTCATCTGCACTGTCGGGTGGGATAAACTCAACTTCTACAAAATCGCCAACCTTTAATGCACTGTGGATAATTGCCGATTCTGATTGCGATAATGGTCTTGTCGTAAGGTTTAATTTCCACTTTCTTGCCACAATTCGCCCAACAAATGTTGCGTCAAGCGTTCGCCCTGCCTTTGTATTCCATACAGGTTCCCCATCGGGTACTAGCGAATTGATATATGAGGATAAATTTACTCCCGATACTTTTAAATAAGTCATTTTTACCTCCACAATATAAAAAGAAAAGCACTCCTAAGAGTGCCTTTCCATTAGATAATAAATGCAGGTTGCCCTGTTTGCTGTGTGTAATTGTTTGCTTTGTTTTGGACTACTCGGAATAATCCGTCTGCATCCGGACTAATTACCGCAGTTTCTTTCTGTAATAACTGTTGCAATAGTGCGTTCTGTTGCTTTAATAAAGCTATTTCATCACGATTGTTTACATTAATACTTGAAGAGTATTCTTGCGTAGCAAATGTATTGAAATTCGCACCGCTTGTAGCCATTGTAAGACCATTCAAGGAAGTTTCCGCATTTCTTTTAAGATTTGTACCCCAATTCTCCATAAGAGTGTAACTGTCGGAAAACATATCCTTTAACCCGATGTTAAATCCCTCAATGGTAAATTCTCCAAATTCTTCAAATACTTTTGACGGAGAGTGTATTCCCAATATGCTTGCAAATTTACTTCCAATAGAGGATGCAAATGTGGCTATGCTTGAAGTAGTTTTGTTCTGTTCAGCCTTATTATTAACACCTTTTTCGATACCTTTAAGCACGTTTGTACCAAGTGAACTAAAAGAATCAATAGAAAACTTATCCGATATAGTTTTCTTCATGCTGTCAACAATTCCAGAAATACTACCTTTAAATCGGCTTGCACTATCTGTAGCTTGTTTTTTGCTTGACTCTAAACCAGTTGCAAATTTTGCGCCAATTTGTGAACCTGCATTTGCTCCCGAACTTCTAGCAACATCCACTATATTCCTCATAGGTGCGTTAATATTTAAGTCTATTGACCTAGAAATATAACTTCCACTTGCTCCCATTCCTTGAAGCATAGCATTAACACTTGTTTCAACGCCATTTTTTATATTGCTAGTGCTAGTCGCTACATCGTTAGCACTAGCTGCTACATCTGAATTAACATCTACAAGACCATAAGCAACATCCATATACCAATCCATTTGTTTTTCTGCATCAGAAATGGCTTTTTTGTAGTTGTTTACACTGGATTCTGCATTTGCAGTGGTGTGCGTTGTTGTTTCGTATATCGCACTTAATCTTTCCACTTCTGCTCTATAATCTTGAACTTTAATCATAGCATCTGTATATTCTACGCCACCAACACCTTCTGTTGCTTCAAGCTTTTTCAAATGTTGTTCTGCTTGTAATAATTTTAGTTGAGCCGAATTTAATTCAGCTAATGCAACATTTTTATTTCTTCTTGCATCGTTCAAAACTTCTTCAGCTTCTGCTAAATCCAATGTTGCTTGATACTGTTCTGCGGCAATATCACTTATATAACTTTGCGCAGCGGCAACTTTAGCTTTTGTTTTCAAACTATCTATAATATTATCAATAGCTTGTTCTTGTTCTTCATAAGACAATGTTTCATCTTCAAGAATAGCTTTAAATTCTGGTGCTTGAGTTATAAGTAATTCTTTATATTGATTTAATTTTTCTTCTTCGTCTTTTGTTAGAGTTACTTGATTAGCCAAGGCAAAATATTTGTCTTTTAGATTGTCTAAATAAGCATACTCGCCTTCTATGTTGGTTGTTTCAACCTCAAATTCAATCTTGCTATCTTGTAAATCTTGTTTGAACTCATCATAATATTTTTTTGATTCTTCGCAAGCGTCTTTGACTATATCACTAAAATCCAACTGTTCTTGTAATTTTGAATTAGTTTCTTCGTCAAAACCGAATAATGTTAAACCTTCTTCGTAAGCATCTTCAAATGCAGAAATAATAACACCAAATACATCCTCAAACTTAAATATGCTACTAGCCGCTTCAGCAAATGCTTTAACTAGCGAAAAGAACAATTTTCCAAAGCCAAAAGTTATGTCTACAACTTTAATATTTCTAAAAAAGTCAGTTAGTCCACTAACAAAACTACTAACAACTTCATCCCATTCAACTTGGTCAATTGCATTTGTGAGGAAATCTGTAATGGCTATTATAATGTCCGAAATGGTTGTTCCACTTTCGCCAAAAATATTAAAACTTTCAATTACCGAACCTTGGAAGAAATCGCCAAAATCTTTACCGGCTTGCGCCCAATCCACACCTTTGATTATATCTTGTACCCATAACTGTAAATCATTAATTGGCTTTGATATATCTTCTCCTAAAGCAAAGAAATCTCCAAGTTTAATGTCAACAAAGATTTTCTCTAATGGTTTTGTGAACTGTTCAAAGTATTTAGCCCATTCATCAGACAAATTGTCCATTTCATCATAGGCTTGTTGCCAGAACTTCTCGTATTCTTCTGTAGCTTGCAAAATTTCGTCTGTTAAGTCAATGCCACCTGTTTGTTCTGTATCAAGGGTTGCTTTTGCGTCAACGTCTTGTAATTTATTTACCTCATCAAAACCTAGCAACTGGTTTTTGTATTCTTCAAGTGCTTTTTCTGCTTCTTCTGTACCTTCGGTAATTCCGTCTAATTCATCCTCAATCTCGGTAAAGCCTTGTCCGAATTTATTAGGGTCAATCTCAATTCCGAGAATACCTGCAAGATTAACAAGCAAATTCTTAATCGCTATGGTTAAGCCATTTACTACAGGTAATGCTTTTTCCATTAACGGAACAAATAACTGTCCTAATACAAGTGAGATTTCAGACATATTATTCTCTAAAATTCTCATTTGGTTTGCAAGGGAGTTAATAGTGTTAGACTGGTCGCCCCAACTCACGCGAGATTGGTCTAAAATCGCAATCAAACGTAACTGCATTTTCTCGGCTTGAGTCATCTCGCTTACTGCTTTTTCAACACCTAAACTATAGGCGTATGTCTGCAAGGTTGCGTTCGTGATGTCGATGCCATATTTGTAAACACTTCTGCTTTGTCCGATGAGGGCTGAACTAAGATTTGTAGCAACTTGGCTATAATCCATATTGAATAACGATGACATATCGCCTGCAAGTTTGGTAAATGCAGATGATGTAGCCAAAGACACTTCTCCAACTTGTCCTACGGAGTTAGTAACTGACGCTAATTGTGCCGAAAATTGCGTTATCTCTTGAATGTTCAAACCGAGATTTTTCATTCCGGTTGTTTCTAACATTCCGTCACTTGATATTTGCAAGCCGGATAACGTGCTTAATCGCTCTTGTAGTCTTGTAGCAAAACTTTCAGCGTATGCTTCGGCACTTTCATATCCATATTCCGAGAAATCATCTTCCCAGTCACTACCAATTTTGCCTAATGCAACATTGAAGTAGTTGTATGCTTCAAAGTAATCGGCTGTGTCTTGAATAGATTCCCCAAGTGCATTAATGCCACGAATAGCCAAAAAGCAACTTGCGTAAAATCTACCAATCGCACTTGCAAATCCACCCCAACTAGACCTTGAACTTCTTACAGTTCTATTTGTTGAATTGAGATTTCGATTAATACTGTCGGTTGCTGTGCCTACCCTACTGCCTTGTGACGCAAGATTTGCCAATGAATTAGTCAACTGAATCACGTTTTGACTAACTTGCGGTGCCCTCGATAATGTTGTCATCAGATTGTTCATTGCAGTCGCTAATTGCGGAATAGTTGTTACTGCTCTTTGAACATTTGCACCACCTAATCTTGCTAAATTACCCGCCATAACTCCAACTTGTTGTGCATTGTTGGAAACTGTACCGAGATTATTAAATGCTCTTGTTAAATGTGACATTGAACTCGCTGCACTGTTTAGAGATGATACGTTGATAGCACCTAACCTCTGTAAATTAGTTGCTAGTCTTGTAAAATCAGCAGTTCTTACACCATTCATTATCTGCATTGCATTACCAAGCCTTTGAACGCCATTAGCAAGCCCATTTAAATTAGTAGTGTTCATTCTACCTAGAGATGTTGTAAGTCTATCCAACTTCAACACAAGTCTATCAATAGCATCGTTGGCTTTTGTTGCTTGAGCATTAATCTCTATCTGCAATTCATCAATGTTAGTCGGCAATATTCTCACCTACTTTCATATTTAGTTAAAAAAATAAGGGGCAAGACTTACTAATGCGTCACCTCTCGCACTTTCAGACATAAATTTGCCCCAAATAAAAAGACAGTAGGCTATGACACACTACTGTCCTTAAATCATAAAATCACTGTTTCTGGTAATCCTTTTTTCTTATGTTGTTTAGCCCACATTTCTTCGGCTAATATCATCTTTCGCAATTCTCTGTTATCAATTTCTTCTTGCGTAAGGTTTTCATCATTTGCAAATAGCATAGGCTCCTTAGGATATTGATGTGGCTTAGAGTTTTTACTCCTAAATAAACTTGAATTACATACAGTGCAATCAAGTGCGTGTGCCACATATATTCCCATTCGCCATAATTCTTCATCTCTTCGCTTTTGTTTAATCTTATCTGCAATCGTATATGCCACTAACTCACAAGGCTTAGATTTCATAAACTCTTGCTTAGTCATACCTAATACAAGTGCGTGTGGCAGATATACTTCATATATTAATTGTCGGTAGTTTCTTTCTTTTGTTTCTTTTTGTGGTCTGTCGTCATTTTCTTCACTTTGCTTTCTGCTGTCTGAAACATCTTCGTCAAACCAATTAGGTCGAAAAAACCATCTTTCTCCATCTGTCCGATAAGCATACCGATAATATCATAATAGTTGGCTTTGCCATCTTCTTTGTGGTCTACGATATACTGCTTTAACAATGCCTTTGCATCTGCCTTACAGATAACACTTCCATCTCCATCTTCGCCATGGTGTGCTACAAGTCCACCATAAAACATACTTAATGCAGTACCCGGAAGATTGGTCATATTCCCAATTACATACTTAACTGCATCTAATCCCTGTGCGTTAGAAGTTGTAAGCATAAAATTTGTTACCGCTTCTACACAGTCATCACAAAGGGAGGCTTCAACTGAAAATTCAATGTTATATGTCTTTTCTCCGATTTTTAATTCCATATTTTATCCTTTCCCCACTACTTAAAGTGGAAAGGAGAGGGCTTTCGCCCCCTCGCTTTACTTTTTGTTGTTAATTTCTACAAATTAAGGTGTTGCTTTTACTACTGTGAATGTGCCATCGCCATTGTCGGCAATCTCAAATTCATCAGTAACTTTCTTTGCAGCGGTATTTGGAATAATGGTAACTGCCATTTCCAAAATCTCATCAACACCACCTACATCGGTAGGAGTTGCTGTTGCCTGTCCTACATACGCATACTTTGCTACACCACCTACACCATCAGTTCCATACAACTGCATAATGTCAATCTTCTCTCCTGCTAAATCGTCAATAGCATCAAGATACTCTTTCTCAAGGTTTCCTGTTACTTCCTTTGAATCAGAAGTCTTAATACCCATCTCAAATGTCTGTGCATCATCCTCTAATGTTGTAGATTCGATTGTGTTAGGTGCTGATACTGGTGCAGGCATTGATTTCGCCTTAACTAAAAGTTTGTAAGTTCCCTCAAAGTTTGTTGCACCATCAACCTCTTCGTGTTCTTTGTAAATTACTCTTGCTAAATAACTTGCTGAAGCCATTTTTATTACCTCCTAATTTTAAATAAAAAAATAAGAGCATTTGTGCCCTTTATAACTTGTCATCTGCACCAATGACACGTTGGAAACGTAATGTCATTCTGTGCCAATCTTTTGTGTCTTCAAAACTTCCAAATGCTTTTCCCCTAAATCCCATATCAACCATTACTCTTGAAATCTCTTTCGCTATGGCTCTAACTTCCGATTGCGTCTTATTGCTATAAACATCAATCTGAAATCCAAAAGTGCCACTGTTTACTCCCGGTTCAAAAGTGCTTCCTGTTTCAGATGCAGGAAGTGTGTTGAAATAGACAAAAGGAAAAACCGCCGGAGTACCACTACTTCCAACGGTTGAAAAGTTACTGTCTGTCATCTTGTATGTGTCTTTTATCTTTTGTGAAAAGGTTTGCTTTAGTTTCGTGAATACCATAAGAGGTATCATCATGTACCAATCGCTCATTATCTGTCACGCTCGCTTTCTTAATTCTTTTAAATCCCCGGCGTACAAAATAATGCTAGGGTCAGTGTGTCCTCTTGATATTCTGGCGTATATTGTTTTTGCATCTAGCCCAATTATTTCAGACCATTCTGCAACGCACTTTGTTTTTCCGTTTAGAGTTACCATAACATTTGTTGATTTGTTTCTTGCTTGCTCTTTCATTGTTATAAAAGTGCAATTATTTGGATTGTAGCCTTGTTTGATGTCTTTTCTTTCTATTGAAAGACCGGCTTTCCAACCATTATCTACCGCCCATTTCGCAAAACATTTAAAATCGTTTTTCCATTCATCACAAACGATTATTCCTTTTGCACCATAAGTATAATACCTATCGTTTTTAGGGTCGTAACATCTGTGAATCATATTTCTCCAAACATTAAACAATCTTTCGTAATCTTCAGTGGAAAGACCTACCTTATTTCTTCTTTCGCATCCGCAAGAGATTACATTCGGAAACCTATCATTTCTAATATATCTCTCGCACCCACAATCGCATTTGATTTTTTGGTAAATTTTTCCGCTTATTTTTTTGGTTTCATTAAGTAAAACAACTTTGCCAAATCTTTGGTCTTGTTTAAAAGTCATAAGTTCGCCCTCTTTCCATAAGAAAAAGAGCAGGACTTACTGCTGTCTCACGACATGAGCCTACTCTTGTTAAAATATTTTTTTTGCAATTTTTACCGCATTGTTTATAAGCTCCACTTGTGCGGTATACATAGGCATTGTAGCCTTTACTCCGTGAGTTGGTTTCCACGTTTGGTCTGTTTCATCCCAATAAAACCAAGTATCTTGAAATGCGTGCATCTGCCCTGGGAATGTTCCAACTCCCAAACCAAACTTATCAGCATTTGGATTCGGTGTGGGATTAAAGTGAATACCGGCACCAAACTCAATTGCAAGTATTGTAGAAAAAGGTGGATAAGCATTACCATCTTTATCCATTTCTTCTTTTACTTCTCCTTTGGCAATAAGTATTCCTTTGCATCCCATTTTGTCAGCCGATATGTCAGTTGACAATGTTATGTACTTACCCAACGGACTTTCATCTACTCTTGCTTGTGAAACAGAAATACCAAGTTTAAGCAATTCTGAAACATACTGCCTAATTTTGTTTGGCAATTCCACTTCTTTGTAATTCAACAAATTTTTCTTTAGTTGCTCAATTCCTTTGACGGATAAATCAGTTTTGAATACTCGTTTTGCCATTACTTCACAACCTTTTGTAGCACCAACTTGTCAAAGTTAAGTGACTTAGAAATTTTAACAATTCGATAATCAGCACTATATTCATCCGTGTTCCCGTCACTATCCTTTGTAGGCTCTGTATCAGCCCAAATAAGGCTCGTTTCGGTCACATTGATATAATTCTTAGGCAAGACAACAACTGCTGAATATTGGCTCAAATCAAGCCCAAATTCAACCGCTTCTGATTCGCCACCAGACATACTCAAATTACCGAAAAATTCAATCGGTTCTCCATACACAAGTTTTGTATCTCCCGATTCTAACGGATAACTGTTGCCCTCTTCATCTTCATAGTAGATTATGTTTCCGTATTCATCTCTTTCGTATATTGGAACTACGCTATCTTGATTTGCGTAATACATCTTTTGTTTGTTAATATCAAGGGTCATCATTTGTTATCAACTCGCTTGTTATACTGACTTGTGCTAATCATAAGCACAGTACCGAGAAATGTGTTTACAAGTGTAATTGTAGTTGACACCTGCTCTCCATAAGGCAATCCCCATACATTAGATAGACCTAAGTACAAAGTTGCCGATGCAGGCAAAACAATCATAGCAATCCACTTTAAAATATTGTAAACCTTGTTACTCATATCGTTACCTCCATTACATACCTATTTGCATAAAAATAAAACCAATGACAATGCCAAGAATAGCAGTTATCACATAACCAACTACTTTACGCCACATTTCGCCATCTCTTGATTCTAACTTTTTCAATCGCTCTCCTTGATTCGTTTGCTCCTTTTGCATTGTTTCCATGCTAGTAGCCAATCTCTCAACATGAATGAGTAATTGATTATTTTGCTCAAGTGTTTTTTCAATTTCAGCAATTCTGTGATTTTGTCTTGTATGTTCATCTTCCATTCGCTTTGCAAATTCGTTATGCTCTGCTCTTGTTAATGCACTATCCATACATATACCTCTTCAAATTCTGTCATTAATTCCTAGCCCCACCACCGCTAACGTGTTACGGAATCTGCCCTGCAATCATTCAATCTATCTGCGATAAATCAAACAACCACGCTCAATCTTCTATATAACTCCTACATAAGCAACAACGTTACTCATTACTTCTTCTTCGGTTCTCCATGTTCGGCTTATATTATTCTCACTATGGCTTTTCTGAAAATCAGCACCCATAGTAGCAAAATTGTATTTAGCCACATCCTTAATATCTTGATAATGCTTATCGTATAAGTCTTTTTCTATTTGTTCTTCCGTAAATGAAGTATTCTCATAGTGTTTTCGACTACGAACTTTTCTATAAGCATCTCTTACCTTGATTGCAAGAATTTCAGCCTTGAATGTAGGCTGATTCTCTAATTCAATTGTCAATTCTGCAATTATTTCATCTTTAAGTCCTACACTCATTGCGTCATCCATAATCCTTACTCCTATAATCCATACTTATCAATCAAAGCCTTTTTGATTTCTGCACCACTTAAACTGTCATCAAGTCCATTTTCTTTTGCCAACTTCTTCAAATCGGCAGTAGACATACGATTGATTTCTGTTTTGGTGTACGCAAATTCTTCTTTTGCAAGGTTTTCAGCAAATTCATCAAGAAAATTCTTTTCCTTAACTTCTTCTGCTTTTTTATCCTCAACGGGTTTAACCCCAACCGGCACATCAGTACCGGCAGGGTAGTATTTTCCGTTGTATTTCACTAAATGATTATAAATCATATGAAACACTCCTTAATTCCTAGTATGCTACATCGCCAACCTTGAGGATATAACATTCATCCATTCTCTCGAATGAAGGTAAGCAGATTTCAGATACAGTTGTCTTTGTCTGTACTGGGTCTTCTGTAACAGTAATAGATACTGCAACACCGCCATCAACAACAGTAACATCTGCGCCCGGCTTAGACATAAGAGTTCTTTCCTCTGGTGTCATACCGAACCAAGTGTTACCAAGTGTTCCACTAGGAATAAGAGTAGCCATTCCGTCTGGATAGAACTTCTTAACCATTCCATCCTCATCCTTGTACTGCTTTGAGTAAACAATAATTGTTACGCCTAATTCAGTAGAGAATGTTTCCTTAACTCTGTTATCAGTCATAATGATGTTAGCTGTTACATTCTGTGCAAGAGTGTAATCTCTAACCTTTACATTCTGCTTTAAGTGATTCATTGTCTTCTTAGAAACAAGAAGAATAGAAGGTCTTGTACCTGTCTTTGCTTCAACTGCATCCTGTGCGTTCATTACATCGCTAATAGGGTCAGAATTTACTGTATCAGACCACATATCAGTTCCAGTCAACTCAACATAGTTGCTTGCTCTGAAACTTCCGTCTGGGTCATAGTTATATGCGTATGTAGCACCATTAGCAGCGATTGAAATTGATGGAGAACCATTCTCTGCTGAAAGTAACTGCATTCTCATTCTCTCTGGAACTACTGCTGCACCCTCAAGAAGTGTTTCAGCGTCATCATAGATTCTATCTAATACTTCTCTTGCGAATGGGTCGCTTGAATCCTGTACTCTCATAATTTCCTGCTCATCATTTTCTTTAACAAGCATTGACTCCTTGAAGAAAGCCATTTCTGTTTCAGTAATCTTGAAACCTTCACGACTTCTAAGAGTTGAAACTGTATCAAATGCAGAAGGTGCAAGTGATACTGGCAATCCTTTTGCTGTCTTAATCCACTTTAAATCAAGACCTGTTTTCTTTTTGCTAGGGAAAAGACCCGCACCAAGATAAGCCTGCTTATTAGAAGCTGCTTCTGTGTGTCTAACTGCGATTGCTCTTGCGTTATATGCGTCTCTAATATTCATTTTCGTTTACCTCCTAATTCCTTACTCAAATGTCACATCAAGTGCTGTCTTAACTGCATCTGCAATTGTTAAGCCACTGTTTGCTTCTGCGTTTGCAAGGTTGATTGTTGCGTATGCCTTTACAAGTGAACCATTTGGGTTTTCCTCGTAAACGTCATAAAGTAAGATGCCCTCTACTGTTGCATCATTTGCAATAGCACCGTCTACATCAATTGGTGTACCAGCCTTACATACCCCATTAGTAAATGAAGCAGTTGCGATTGTTACAGGTACAAAAAGTTCTCCACCAAGTAATCTCTTTAAGATTTCTGGTGTCTGATTAATACTTGTGTTTTTAACTAACATTTTCTTTACCTCCAATAAAATTTAATTTGTGTAAGAAGCTATGATTGCTTCTGACTGCTTGTTAGTTGCATTTGCACTCTTTCCTAAAGCAAGTGCAATTTGTTCTGCCGGGCTAGGCTCGTTAGCAGGTGGTGTCACATTTCCACCTGGATTAGGTGTGTTGTTAAGTAACATCTGCTTTTCACTATCCCTTGCAGATTTATCTGTATCCGAGATAATCTGACTAATTGAATCAATAGCCAATTTTGCAGATTCGACATTATCGCCAAATGCAAGTAAGATATTCGCTGACTGTTCGCCACTAATACCCTTTGACAATGCGTAATTCGCAATATCCTTTCTGTTCATTTCTGAACGTAATTCAGCAATTTGTCGCTGTGCTTCAAGCATTGCAGGGTCTTCTACCTTTTTAGGTTCTTCTTTTGGCTTGTTTGCCTTAAATGCGGTGTACTCCATTTCCACGCCACGCAATCTAGCCATTTCAAGATTGTTCTGTGCAATCTGCGCCTGCAAACTCTGTGTTGACTGTCCGTGGGATTTCATAACTGCTTCAATTTGCTCATCTGTTAATCCCAACTGTCTTAATGATTCTCTGTCCATAATTACCTCCTAATGTCAGCCTTACGAATTTTTACGGTGTTACGCCACCGAATGACCCGCCGTTTGTTACGCTCACGGCTGTTGCGAAATTAATTGATTTTTGTATATGAACAAAGGCAACCGATTACTCGATTACCTTTGTTTCAACTGTGTTATTTACTTCTTGTATACTTATGCCATATATCATCACCTATTTCTCTTTCAAATGCCTCTTTTACATCCCAATGATATATGTATATTCTTGCGTATATTGTGTTGTATGGTAGATTTAATTCTTCTACCCATTGTGCTAATGTTTTTACTTCTCCATTGTAACTAATCAAAATATTTTTTCTTTGGTTATTGTTTTGGATTTTTGTGGTTGCCCATCTGCAATTACTAGGCTCATAATCACCATTAACATTTACTCTATCTATGGAAAGATTTTCGTTATATCCGTTAGCTAGTGACCATTTTTCAAAATTATCAAATCCGCATTCTCCCAACCATTCTTTGCATATCTTTATGCCCCTACCACCATAATCGCAATATCTCTCATTATTTGGATTTAAGCATCTGTCTTTTATTCCACGATATATACGATATATTCTCGAATGCGTTTTTCCGTGTTTTGTTTTTGCTTCAATTGTTCTTTCTGTTTTATAACATCCGCATGATGTAGTGTGTCCTTTAGTTAAATTACTTGCCAATACAACAGTTTTGTTACCACAATCGCATACACAAGTCCATTTAACGCCACTATTAGGCGGAGTATAATATTTTTCCAAAACAGTCAATCTGCCAAATCTCATTCCTAATAAATTTGATGCTTTTTCTCTTGCTTTTTCCGAAGCAAGACAACCACAAGATTTTGTATGCCCTGTTCTTAATTGAGATGTCGTAAGTATTCTTTCATTACCACAATCACAATGGCACATCCAAATTGTTTTGTTATTTCTTGTTCCTGTTTTTTTAACTACAACCAATCTTCCGAATCTTTGATTTGTTAAATCAACTTTTCCCATTTCTCTACCTCGCTCTCCTAAAGGTAGAGAGTAGTGGGAACTTACCCCACTATTAGTCACTCTCTTATTGTTTGGCATTTCGCCATATAAAAAAGCAACTTATTCAGTTGCTTTAATATCAATAGTTTCATCTGCTTTTGTTGGATATAGGAACTCCATTCTTGCTTTACTTTCTTCACTAACTCTTTCTGAATCTGAAAATAAATCGATAGTCTTAATCGCCCTCTTATAGTTGATACCACTCTCTAGTAACAATTTGAGCGATTCTGCTTTTGTGAGAATATTATCTGTTCGATTATGATTTAAATGTATTTCCACATCTTCAACAGTTAATGTGTATTTATTAGTAATACGCAATCTGTTCAAGATAATGCGCAATGTCAATCTCTCTGATTTCTTGAAAATAGGTTCTCCAATAGCAACTCTCATACTTGCTTCTGTAAAACCATTTCTCATAGCAACTGCGTTTCCGCTATCGCCACCACTATTCTTACTCTGTCTATCAGACAAACCTTGAATACTTAAAAACTTCTCAAACAAGTCATTAAATACGACTTGTCCTTCTGTTTGATTAAGTTCTTGTGTTAATAAGTCTACATCGGCTTTGTTTTCGCCATTATTTGACTTAACAACCAATGCTCCACTATCACGCATAGCGGAAAATGTATTTGCATCTATTTCACAATTTACAAACTTAACCCAACTAGCAACAAACTGTTCAATTCCGTTAATTCTGTCTGATTGAAGTGTGTTTATGTGGTCTGTCAAAGAAATTGTAATTTCAATATCCGATATTCTTCTTGAATTATTTGGATATTCGATAACCGGAATAGCTTTATTGCCATTTATACCGCTTTTAACAATAATTCCACCCTTAATAACAAAGTATTGTGTATCAGTAAAGCACCAATACATATTTGCTCCGTCACTATCTGTTCTAATTTGACACGAAAAAGCAGGTTTATTATTGTTATAATAAGCAACAAATGTATATAAAGGATTTTCACAAGAAATATCAAAGTCGCTAACATCTAACAACTCTAAATTCTCATTTTTACCAATATATCTATAAGCAGTACCGCATATACTTCTCCATCTGCAAATATCAATGTCTACATCATGCTTATTCTCAACTTCAAGCATTGCATTGAGTTTTGAGATTTCTTCTGACTTTTTATCATCTGTGCCACGCAATACAAACTGTATCGGTTCAGCACACATTTCAGCAGTTTTTCTCTCAACCAATTCATACGCAAGGTTCATTACCACTTTATTGTTTATTTCTGGTCTGTTAAGTTTCTTGCGATACAAAATCGGTTGGTCGCCACGATAGTATCTATCAAGATATTCAATCTCTGTGGCATTTTGCTGATGAATTGAAAGTGCATTGCTTAACTCTTTTACAATGTTGTTTTCATCTATTCTGTTTTGATTTGTGTAAATAATACTTCGACCATAATCATTCTGCGTTATTGCCGAAAATGGTCTAGTATTTTTACCAACATATCTATATGCCATTTTTTACACCTCAATTAAAAAAGCCCTGCGACCTCAATTAAGAAGTCACAAGACCTTTTGATTTTTTATTAACTATGCTATTTCGTAACCGAAACATCCGTTAGATGCCAAACTGATTTTATCAGTAGCAACAAATGTCGGTGTACTACCATCTTTAGGGATATTTATAACACCAATATGCTCTCCTGTACTTGCGTACATTGGTAAACAAGCTGTTCTCAATGGTGTCGGTAGTTTATTACTTGTTAGGGTATATGTGAAATTAGTCTTAGTACACTTAAAATTCTCCCACGATACATAGCAAATACCTTTTTTAACCTCATATTGTAATGTGCCGGTTATATAACTGTTAGGTATTGCAACTGTAGTTAGTGCAACATCATTATATCCAAACTGTTCCCAATCAATTCCACTAAATGTACCACCTGAACTTTTAATTTTACCTATCCAACTTCCAGCATAATTAGAACTGCCAATGCCATCATAACGAATCATCACTCTATCAAATCCAAATGTTTCAATATGCAATAATCCATAATCACTAGGAGCGTCAGTAATACAAACAGTTTTTCCACCATTATTAAATACACCAATAGCACCAGCATTAATAGTTTTATTGAATTTATTTCTCATTGCTTGTGCTAATTGAACTGATGTACAAGGGAATGTTAATCCAATATCTTCTGGTGCACTTACCAAACTAACACCATTATTCTTACCCCAAGGAGAATAGTAAACAGCAGTTTTAGTACCAGTAAACGCATCTTTTGTTAATGAATTTATATCAGCAAAATCTCCGATTACATCAACTTGATAATTGCCATAAGTATCTCCTGCAAATTCAATACCGATAGTATAATGTGCTGTATTACTGCTATCTTGTGTATATGTAATTTTGTTAATATACTTTTGTCCGTTAATAACAGCCCATCTAACATCATCTGTTGCACTTCTGAAAGATATTTCTACTTCTACAGGACTTGTATCATATAAGTATGTTAATTTAATAGCACCATACCAACTTGTATTTCTTTTAGTAATATCTAACTTTAATGTTGTAGCATTGGTAACAAGCGTTGCTTTGGTTCTATCATAACACCAATCTTCTAATACTCCTTGATTGTAAACTCTCGAAAAAGTAAAACCTTTGTTAGTTGTTGCTATGATAAGAGCGTATTTGGAGTCAGTTTTAACAATTCTTAAATAAGTTATTTTATTACCAAATTCATCAGGTATTCCAAATCTATCCATAGTAGAACCATTATTAAACCACTCCACAAATTCTTCTCTATCGCCCAGTGCTTCAATTATTTTTATTGTATTATCTTCGTCTTTAACTAATTCAATATTAATACCTTTTACTGCATTTAGTTCATCTATAGTATAGTAAATATTATTAGATTTTGACCAAGTTAATTTACTAAATAATGTTTCACTTGAAGTTCTGTTTAAGAACCCATAATGCATTTTCTTAAATCCAAATTCAGACTGTGCAAATCTAACTTCTACAAGGTCGTATCCTGCTACTGTAATATCTAATAATCCATAATTAGATGGTAAATCTGTAAGTTGGTTTTTTGTAAGACTACCACTTATAAACCTAACTGGCTTTTGTTTTGCTCTATATTCAGTAATTAAAGCATTTATCAAATCAAGAGTAGTAGTAATACCTGATAAAGATTCAATTAGTGAAGTATGAATGATTTCATTCATTGTATGTTCATTCCAACCTGCAACTTTATTATTACTATTTAAATTAGCAAGTGCTTCTCTTGAACCATCTTTTCTAAACCATTTAATATAAGCAGTTGCTAATGAAGTCCCTTGCTGAATAAATACTCTTGAATATTGGTCGTTTGATGAATCATAAGGGAATAGTGTTTGGTAATTAGTAAATTGATTAATACCAGCAGTAAAAGTTTCTCCAGGTTGTAATTTACTCAATACATCATCTACAGTTGCGTCAGCAGTTAATCCTAATTGAACTAATTCAGTATAAGTTCTTTGAGTTGATATACCAACCCATTTATAAAATTTACCACTTGATTGTCTACCATAATATAAACCATTTAGAGATGTTACATCATTTAACCATATATCACTCATACCATTTACAGCGATTGTTATTTTTAAATATCCCCATTGGATACCATTAAACTGTGTTAAATCAGTAAATGCATCTGTTCTGATAATACAACTTCCTCCAACTTGAAGTGCATTTCTGACATCATCTATTGTAGCATCTGCAGTAAGACCTAACTCATCAAGTGTTGTGTAGGTTTTAGAACCTGAAGACTTTTCCCACTTAACAAACTCATTATCAGATGACAAAACACCAAGGTATAAACTATCTGCTGATGTCGGAACATTCAACGATATTTCACACATTCCATCCAAACCCTTGATTACTTTTAAATAACCATCCGTAATACCATTAAACTGTTCAATATTCTCAAACTCATCAGTTCTAATAAAACAACTTTGACCTGCATATAAGAAATCCTTGACATTATCAATTGTAGCAGTTTGTGCAAGTCCAATATCTTCCAAAGTGGTATAATTCGCTGAACTCTTCCAATCTAAAAGTTCTTCTGTGCTGTTATCATATCTTCTTGTAAAAATGCCACCACCAGAAGTTATTGCAATAATATGGTTTTTTGTATAACTACCACCAGTACAAAATCTCAAATAGATTATTTTTTGGTTTGTATTCAATCCAATATTTCCTAATGGAATCGCTGGGTTATATCCATCACCCACTAAAATTAATTGTCGGTTTTTTTCACTTAATTTTCTAATTATTTTATAGCAAACATCCGTTGAACCATCTAAAACAATATCTCCAAGATTTGAATTTGCTTTATTCAATTCGTCTATGCTGTAATATGTAATATCCTTGCCGACTTCTTCAAATAAAACATTCTCAAATAAAAGTGTAGTTGTGTTAAATTTCGCTCTACCGATATAAGACCTTTCTTCGTTTGCAGATTTGCCTGCTTCAAGCCTGATATATACTCCATATTTGTCCGGATATTTATTTTTGTCGCAAATCAAATTAATAATTAAAGTGCCATCTATATAACCTGTTGGCAATCCGCCTACTTTATTTCCCCAGCACTTTGCAATTACCATTATTGTTTTTTCTTCTTGACCGTGTTTTTCTATGAGTTTGTTTAAAATAGTGTGTATCATAGGTCTATTGGTCATACCTAAATCATCAATATCCCTATAAACCACAATATTGCCATCGGTTCTTTCTATATTTTCAATTTTTTCGTCTGTGTAGTCCATTGACAAGATATATGCGTCATCACCACTCATACTCATACGATTACACCACCCTTCAAGTTAATCCATCTTTTAGTTTGTGCATCATAATTGCCTATGATAGTTTTTTCAACTCCGTTTGGGTCAACTAACTTAACACTACTTCCTGTTGCAAGGTCATCGTATTTAGGCAATTTGTCTTTATCTTGAACATAACCAAAGTATTCTCTTTGTGGGCTGTTTTCGTCACTAATACACTGAATACTACCTAAATCCGGCTCTGTACCCTCTTCATAATATTTTCCGTCTACTTTTACCTTTGCCACAATTACACCTCGCAATCTTAATAAAATGTAAGCCCGCTAGATTGATTTCTAACAGGCTTGTCCGTAATCTTCGTGTTTTCGTTTTGTATGTCATAAATAACCATTACATCGCATTTTCTGCATTTTGCTAATGGATTAATTGTTGATTTTCCATCCCATTGTGTAACCCTCCGTTTGCACATAGGGCAATATATTGTTTTAGGTTCTGCCATATCATAACCTCATTTCTTCCCACGCAAAAAGCACCCACATTCCGCAGGTGCCTTTCAATAAAGGGAGTGTTACTTGAAAAAGAATTATCTTTTGGCGTTTCTGCCATTTTTAGAATAATATAGCAATATATGTAATGTCTATATGTAAAACTATGCAACATTATGCAAGTTAATGCACGTTTTTATAAATATTCACTTCCGTACATTTTTTCAAACTCCAAAAGTGCTTTTCCGTGCAAACTAAAAATCTTTCTTATGCTCCAATTTGTTTTTGCAGCAATTGTTTCGAAAGTATCTCTTGCAACGTATCTCATAGACAACACATGGTAAAAGTCCAAGTCCTCAATGCTATCTATCTGTTCTATAATACGTTTTCTTTTTCTTACAAAACTATCGACAAGTTCATCTGTTTCTCTTTCTAAATCAACAATCTTTGCTACTGTACTTCCCATTCGGTCTTTATCGCCAGAGTTTTGAACTCTTTCTCCGTCATTCGAAACTGTAACACTACACGCCATTGTTTTTAACTGATAAATCTCTGATAATTTATTCTGTATCATTCTATCCAATCTCTCAATTTGTCCTAAATAACTTTTAGTAGTCATATCTTCCATAACCTCCTCTAAACGGATTTGCGACTGCTTCGACTTTTGCTACCCTGTTTCCTTTGGTTATCCTTAGTGCAAATGTGGCAAAACAGTCTGGCACGTCATCGACTGGATTTTTACCACTTACCGAATACGATACAAGCAAACTCATCATATTGCCGTAATCGCTTTTCGGAGAATACATACTCTTGTCCTTAAACAAGATGTGCTGCTTTATCCAGTTTGAGCATTGGTATATTCTTGCTTCTTTGTTCGTTTCTGTTGGCGTATCTGTAATGTTACATATCCACCCCATTTCAGAAACACGCTTACTTACTTCTAATGCAACTCTATCCCCTCCGGCGTTTCGCTCAAAATCGCAACTGTTCATTTGATTTTCAACAATTATCCTTGCCAAGTTTCGATATTGTTGCTCGTAATCAGCACTGTTATTGCAAACTGCATCTTCGCAGTAATAATCATCTCCGTATCGGTACAGACAAGGTAAAACCATGTAATCAGTACCTTTACCCTTGGTATCGCATTGTCCGATAATCTCATCTGGTGTTTCTTTAGGCAAAGCAAAATATCTTCTCAAACTATCTTCCGGGAATAATAAGCCTTCACGTTCAATCGGCTCATTCTTGTATAAGCACTTGTAAGAAACTTCGTCCATAACCAACGCCTGTGCTTCAAAAAACTCTTTTGACATTCCGTTGTACTTGTAGTTAAAGTTGCTTTCTCCTGTTTCCGGGTCTAAATCTGGTATCGCTATGAATTTTGCACGGTTATTTCCGGCAAATAAAGCCTTTAATCTACCAATCACATCATGCACAGACCATCTTGTAGCAATATGTATCTCTTTTACTTGCTCGTTTAACTTTCTCTGCCTAGCATCTACAGAGTAAATATTCCACAGATTGTCAAGCCTTGCTTTGTTTAACGCTTCTTCTATACCACCAATTAAGTCATCGCAGTACAAATATCTGTTACATCGCACTTTACCAGAGTTTTTACTGCCGACAGACGTACATTGCAACGAATAAAACGGCTTGTACTTTCCAAAATCCATCTTTTCAGCCTTTGCATTTGTATCTCGCAGCTTAACTTCCGGAAAAATCTCACTCCACTTGTATTCTTCGCTTGTGGTTATATCCAAAACACCGTCATAAAACATTCTTGTAATATCGCCACTATGTGAAAAGAACAAACTGTAGTCTTTCGGGTGTTTACCAATAACCCAACTAGCAAAAAATTTAAGACAAGTAGTTTTTTGTGTACCCGGCGGCATTGATATTGACAAATAATCAAGTTTATCATCTTCCAAATCTTGCAATCCTTGAATAATGCCTAATTTCAAAAACTGTTCTCGTTTAGGCAAGTAAAATCTTTCCTTTTCTTCTCTGTCTAGTTCCAAATACAACAAATAACTGTCAAATGAATAGGGTGCTTCAATCTTTAATAGATTAAAATAATCGCTTAAAACGAAATACACATTGTCTTTATTGATTTTTCGTATTTCTTCATAAAGCCACCATGCATCAGCACCATTTGTAGCAATCTCAAAATATTTTTCGCATACCTCTTTTGCTCTTGGTAATATTTCTAATGCACCGTCAAGATTGCTTTCTTTTTCCAATGCCCAAAACACTGCTTGACAATATGCGTCTGCAACTTCTTCATCTATTCCTTTTGTCGATATATGGTATTCATACCCTTGTATCGCATCCTGTAAATCTTTACTAAACAAAAATAGCACTTCCTTTCTGTCCTAAAAACAAAAATAAAAGTGCTACTTCACTGATACATACACCTACTTGCGTATGCCTTATATGTTATTCAATTACTTCAAACTTACATAAATATCATCTAGGTCATTTACTCGTTTTACTTCAATTCCCCAAATATAACTCTTGGCTTCTGTTGAGTGGGTGGGGTTTTCGCAAGTAAAGTACAATTCATTTTTTACATACCCAACCAAAGCATTAAAATATCTTGTCGGAATTAAAATAATCAAATCCTTACTGTCGAAACCTCTTTCAAAGTATCTTGTCAGCTTGTATTTCATATCGTGCGTAATTGCAGTTACCATTTCCTCCGTACTCATATCATCACACCTTCCCAACCGTCATTTTCTTAATCACTACACCGCTTGCCGACTTCGTGATGTAAACATCGTTGCCTTTGGCGATTTCTTTTGCGATTGCCTTTGCTTTTTCGATAATATCCAGTTCTATCTTCTTCAAATCTGCCATAATGTCACTCCTTTTCAAATACAAAACAATAATTCTCGCATAAATGCCGGTATGTCATATCTCCATATTCCTCAACAAAATCTCTAAAAATATATCTGTTTTCTTCGTTTAAGCCAAATTCCTTGTAATACTTTTCCATTATTTCGGTCAATAACTTATCTTCCAAATTATTTTCGTTGTATCTGCACGTTGTTAGGTTGCAGTTAGTCATAATTACACCTTTCTTCCTTGTATCATCAAATTCTTTACAGGCTGTTTTCTTTTGTGCAAAAAGTCCATTTCTCCATTCTCTTCTAAATGTTTGTACAAATCAATCCAACCTTGTGCAGAATAATGACACATACTTTGTTCCCGAAACATTTTCCTAAAGTCACTTCTTTGTATTTTTAAAACACGTTCTGCAAAGTCAGTAATTTCTTCTCTTAACTTTATTGCGTATTTATTTGAAAAACTTTTTCCTAAAGGGTCGTCCAGATATGCTTCTGTTGGGTCGTGCTTGCTTCTTTCATCTGTCAAAGCCCTATCATACAATTCTGTTTTTGCGTGATAGTAACAACATAACTTAAAAACATTGCGTTCTATTTCGTCCATATCCGCATTTTCTCCTTTCGACCATACATTTACCACTTTGCATCTTTAAGTGCCTATTTCGGCTTAGAAATGCGTTTGGTGGTTATTCCGATTCCTTGTTATGCTTGCAGTAAACCAATAAATGCTCTGCAATCTGTTCTAAATCGTCAATTGTGTATCTATCCTCATTGACTTTATCGGGCAATTTTGCAAAAGAACGCTCAATTCCGTTCGTTTCCCTCTCATAAGTCGCATTGATAAGATAATTCGCGCATTCTAATGGGTCAAAAGGCAATTCAGATGTTTCCCCACTCTCCAACTTCTCGCATTTCTGTTGCCATTCAACAGCTCTCTCAATCCATTTGCTTCTGCTTTGTTCCAACTCGGCTATGTGGTGCTTTAATTCTTCCGTTTTCTCAACATAGCAAGCAATAGTATCTTCGTGGTCTTTCTTTTGCGACAATACTCTTTGAAGTTTCGATTCCAGTTTAGCAATCTTATCCTCAAGCACCTTGTCGTGTTCGGAGAAATCTAATTCGTCAATACTTACTCCATATCTTGTTTCAAAAGTGTTTTCTGTTTCAAAATCTCTAGTATATTCCGTCATCTTCGGCACTACACCATTCTTTTTAAGCAATTCTCCGATACATTTCGTAAATTCCATCGCTATAGCGTTATCTTTTTGCTCTCGAATATCTTTTACAATATTATCAAAAAGTCTATCCATATTACTCATTGATTCTGTTAAATCGCCCAAATCAAATTTAGGTACATTTGGTATATCCAATTTTACTTTCGGTATATCACCTTTTCTATAAGCCATCATCTTCACTCCTTAAATCTCTGCCACAGATGGGGCAATGGTTCACTTCTAAGTGTCTTTCTTTCGCCCATTGTGTTTTCCCCAAATATTCATTTTCAGTTTTGGCAAGATAATGATATACTATTTCAACCTTTAACAATTTATCTTCTTCGCAAAACTTACACATTTATATCACTCCTATCTGCGCAGTTTCTGACAGGCACGCACCTACCACCTACCTACGCATACCTGTCAGCATTTTTTTAATTCAAGTGGGATAATCTCTGCTCACGCCACTCTAGTATGCCCTTTATACGACATACAACATCGGAAAAGGCAGAATCGAACTGCCTACACATAGCAAATTACTATTGCTCTACCAATGAGCTACTTTCCGTGAGTGCGCCGAATCTCAAAAGCGCACTGTTGCTGTTCATTTTCTCCGTGGAAGGTTGGAGACCCCACCAACCGCAACAAAGGGGAAACGCAGACAATAGGACTTGAACCTATACACCGCATTACTGCGATTACTCATTGATTAGCAATCAACTGCCTTACCATTTAGGCTTATGTCTGCAAATGTGCGTCTTATAAACCACCTTGACCGGACACCAGTCATCCTGAATATCACTTCCAACGCACTATCCGTTACCGCACGAATATCGCAATCACGTGCATCTTCTTATCTCCACAGATAAAGTTTTTTACAAATGACGCTTGCGAGATTACTGTCATTTGTTTTAGGTGGAAATTGGCACCGCCGGAATCGAACCGGCAATCTCTATTGCGTGTTCCCATTACACCAATGCCAAACCAATATTTTCAGAAGGGAATCTAACATGATGGGTTTCAGTACCCAAACTGGGGTAGTCAGATTCGAACTGACGAATGCAGCAGTCAAAGTGCTGTGTCTTACCACTTGACGATACCCCAATAACAGATTTACTCTGTCATAAACTCTAACGCCAAAATTCCTAAAGATGTAATTCCATCTTTAAAATCCCCGGATGTTATCTTGCTAAATTCGTCAATCTCAACTTGTGCGTCTAACAGCTCGTTAATCTCATCTTTGTTATCTCCAACAGTCTTTACTGCTTCTTCGTATGGCTCATATGCTTTCACAAGGTTTCTTCGGTTAGTGATTACCGCTAATTCCCCTGTAGCACTCAATAATGCCTTATCAAGCTTCTTCTCAATGTTCATAAATACTCCGATACTGTTTAAGTTCGCTATTATTTCTCTGTTGCTTATCTTCATAATCTTTCCTCCTTAAAGGGCTTTTTGTTTTTTGAAAAATTTTGGAAATCACTTGTTTCGCATATCATTTTCTATCAGTTTGCGTATGTATTCAGACATACTAACCGACTTTGCTTTTGCAGACTTTTCTATATGATTTCGCATTGTATCATTTAGTCGCAATTTTACTGTTGTTTCTTTTGGGTCATTTGAATATCTCGGCATATTACACCTCTTTTCTAGGTCTGCCTGTTGTTATTCTAGGCATTTTTAAAGCATCCTCAAATGTTAAACCGTATGTTTTCATTCTGTATGCTACTGTCGGCCCTGTAACTTCAAAAATCGAATACCACTCAATAATAGGTCTTTCAATTCCATCAATAGTTTTTGTTTTTGGTTTCCTTTTGCATCCTTTTGTTCTTGGTCTTTGATTATTAACTTGTTCTTTAGAAGTTGCCCATCTGCAATTAGATGGTTCATAGTTACCATTTACATTTATCCTATCAATGCTTAAATTGTTTGCGTAATTGCTCTTGTTTAAAGCCCAATCTATAAAAGTTTCTCTGTTATGCCATTCAGGACATATAATTATTCCGCGTCCACCGTAGTATTTATATGCTTTGTGATTCGAGTTGTAGCATCTCTGAATCATTCCACTATGTATTCTTCTTAACCTGTCTAATTCTTCTGAATGCTCAAGTTTAAAACTATCTGCAAGACAACCGCAGCTTTTTACAATTCCCTGTTCCCAAGCTGTAGGCTCAATAGTTGTTGTATTTCCGCAATCACATTCGCAAAGAAATGCCCGGTGCTTATTTGGTAGTCTTGTAATACCAATAACTTTTAAAAAGTTTTTCTTCTGCCCTATGTATGTTTCATCAAATTTTATAGGATTATAATGTTTAGTGCATTTTCTGTATCTTCTCGCATTATCTTTGATAGATTGATATGGTGCAAAAATAACTTCACCGCAAGTTTTACACACAAGCAAATACCCTATTCCTTTGTCAATATTACTTTCATACGCACTGACAATTTATAATCTCCGTAATCTTTGCCGACCATACTTTCAGCATCTTTAATCATTTCGTCTTTTTTATTTTGCAAATTTTTTTTAGATTCTTCTTCTCTTGCTAGTCTCTTCTTTTCTTTCTGACATTCACAAGTCTTTATCAATTCAGACCACTTATTTCGACCACTAATCATTGTGCGATGAATAACCTTGCCACATTCTGAACATTTGAGCGTTACAATCTTACCACGGATATTGAAATCATAGTTAATGTCCTCAATCCTGTAAACACCACTCATAGTATCTATTCTTTTTTGGTACTCATTAATCATCATTTCAGCAGTATGTAAGTCTATATTATTATCTAATAATTCTTGTACAGTATTCATATATATCTCCTATTAAGGCTTTTTTATTTAAAAATTTTATCGTGTTACTAAGCAAGCCCAAAATTAGAACCACCACAGACCCCTGGGGCACCCGTTCCACCTTTTGGCGTATTATTGCGGTTTATCTGTCACAATTTCGCTAAATTATTGTTATACGAAATTGTTATATAATATACAAATACCTTGCAAACCCTTATAAATAAAGGCTTTTGAGGTCTTTTAGTCTGTTTCTGCCACAATTTCGTTTTGTGCAACTTGACGAATACCACCGTTATTTGTGCCTAGTTTTGGCAATTCCTGCGCCGTTAAACTCTGTTTTTGTCTGTTACTGTCTGATGTATAAGGCGAAGCCCAACCGAATTGACGATTCAACACTGCTATAGTTCCCACCGGGTTTTGTTTTCCATCTACTAACTTATTTGATAAACTTTCCTCGCGCATTTGACAAATCTTTTTGTATATCCCAAAACTCTTTGAACTAAGTTTATTATTATCATTACCCCAATTATTAATTGTTTCGTCATCTATATTAGTTAATTTGCTAAAGCCTATAATACTAATCTCTTTATTATATAGATTACATATATATATATAATAATTTAATATGTCATCAACTAAATCATAGTTATACATATTGTAATTACTGTCCATGATACTATTAGAGTTATATATATTATTATTCTGTTTCAATAAATCCCGATTACTAAATACATGGCGCTGTATATACATTAGACAAGCATTCCAAACACTTTGCGGAACTGTGCGCAAGTCCTCGATGTTTTGCTCATCCTGGAACTGATGCAAATATAAATCAATGTCATTTTCAAACACTTCAATTGAATTTTCTGTATGTTCTACTTTTTCCATTCCTTGCGCCCTCCTTCCGTCTGAAAAATAAAAAAAGACGGTCACAGCCTAGAAATATATCTAAGCTGCGCCGCCTCTTGTGTGCGCTCTTTAATCAATCGAATAAAAATAACAACGTGTAAATCTGATTTAAACAATAACACTATATGTTGTGATTGTCAATGACTAATTTTAAAAATTTATACAACTTCTTGTGGCTCTTATATATTAATTATATATAAAGCTCAGGGGATATAATAAGCCTAAGAGTGTAATTTATTAATATTCTAATGTCAATACTAAATATAATATATTTATGCTAAAATTTACCCATTTTTAAACACAAAAAGCAGACCTTAACCATTTTTTATCGGTTCAAAGTCTGCTAAAAAATCATTTATTATTTTGTCAATGTTCAAAAGGTTTACACCCTTGAGTATTATTTATAGAGCCCCTTCGCTTATTCCAAAATATCACGCCTAAAAATCCTTGTCAACCCCATAAATACAAAATCTTGTCAACTGCAAAATAAAAAAAGCACCCTTTTTGGATGCCTTTCTTTTGTTATTTGGTCCCTGTATCTCTTGGACTAATTACATTATACTACTTTAATTTTAGCGTGTCGCACTAATTCTAATGTTTTTTAAAAATATTTTATTTTTTCTTCGTCTGTTGGTATAATCTCGATTATATCAGAAGGCTGACATCTTAATATTAGACATATTGTGTTTAGTGTGTCCGTTGTTATGCCTTTGCCCTCTCTTATACGCTGGATTGTTCCTTCTGATATAATTTTATCTCTACGCATCTTTGGGCTTGTGTAACCTCTGTTAGATAGTTCTTTTAATATATCTACTTTATACTTCCACATATTATAAAACCTTCCTTTCTTGTAGTTTGCTGCTTTCTATTATATAAGAACAAAGCCAAAAAATCAACCCTAAAAATATTTTTTAAAAAACTTTAATTTTAGTGTTGACATACACTAAAATTAGTGGTAGTATATAGTTACAAGATAACAAAAAGCGGTTGCCGCCGACCAAGGAAAACAACCGCACCAATCAAAAAAATATAGAAAGGTAGCCCAATTATAACACAGGGCAAAGGTAAAAAACAATGGAACAGACAAAAATTTTTTTAAACACATGGGGAGCTTATAACAACGGCTGTATTGGATACGGCTGGATGACAGCAGAAGAAGCTAGAGAATTTATAGAGGAAAATCCAGAGCGTGACGGCGGGGAATGGTTCATTGCTGACGTTGACAATTATCTCGGCATCGAACTCGTTGAAAATTATGATTATTGTAACGTTATGGAAGTTATCGAAACAATCGAAACGCTTGAAGAATTGGAAGAATGTGAACGTGATGAAATTATCGCACTTATGGAAATGAATAATTGTACTGTTCAGGAAGCTATTGATAATTATGATAGATATACATATTATAGCGATATTGATAGCTATCACGATTGTTGTGATGAATGCCTAGACTTTAGCGGATGCAATGAGATTTTAGAAAGATATTTCGATTTTGAAGCATATCATCGCGATTGTGATTTTGATATCTATGAAGCATCAAACGGTGTTTGTATAGTTTGTTAATAATTAAACAAAAACAGCTTAGCCCTTCGGGGCTTTCTGTAATGCTACCACATCCGCAAGGGTGCGAGCGTTCCAAGTCGCTAAAAAGCAGAGGACAGAAAAAATAAAAGGATGGTGTTATATATGAGAACCACACAAGAATATTTTAATATGACAAAGAAAGCATTGCAGGAAGTCCGCAACGAATACGGATACACAAAAGAAGAATGTTTATTACTTGATGAAAGTATCAACATTCAGTTTTATAACGATGATGCAAGCAGTTTGAACGGTTGCGACTGGTTAAGGAGTCAAGGCTATTCTATTTATACAAGACTTAAAATGACAGATGGAAGGATTGCAGTATTAGCAGTTTAATATTTCACCGCCACCCGTTCAAGCGGCCAGCAAGTGGCAGAGACTTGCAGGCGGTTTTCCCTTTTGGGGCAAATTTAACATAAAGGAGTGTGTTATTTATGATTAGGCTTTATCAGTTAAAGAAAGGCAACAAGATTTTTTATGCTTGCAAGTATGATTGTGGGCTTTTTACTATCGACAGAATAACAAAAGGCTTCGGCGGTTCTGTTGCTTGTTTTGAAAGTCTGGAAGATTTGCAGGAATATGCAAAAGCAAACGGATATAAAAGCATTTAGGGCGGTAAATCTGCCCTTTTTGGCGTGTTTATTTTAGAATGGAGGTTTTTATTATGTTATTATTACTCGAAACAAAAAACAAAAATATATTTGATAATTCTATGTTGTTAGAAAAATCAGAAAAAGGGAATTTTTTCGGTTTTCGTTGGCGTGGTTCTTCTCTCGCTCTGGGTTACAATGTGAGCGACTGCGGAACATTGGAAGAAATAAAAAACCGCTTGTATGGTCTTATTTCTGTATGTAACGAATTTATAACCAAATGGGAAAAGCAAAACGCAACACTTTACAAATCATTGATAGAACAAAACACAAAAGAAATTATTATATACAATGAAATACTTGATTTTTTAGAAACTATTTAATGTTTTACCATTTTAGCTTTCGCGGGTTCGATTCCTGCGGCAGCCTTTGACAATTCTATATAATTCTATGAACCTATATATATTTATATAGTTTTGTTTGTGTACCTTGAAAATTTAATATATAAATACCAATACAACATATAATTATTATTTATCTATATGCTTATTTGTGGTATAATGATTTATTATTATATTCTTGTGGGGCGTTTATGCCTGTTTGCGTTCTGGTGGTTTTTCTGCCTTTATGCCTTTATGCGCTCATGTGCTACAGCTTCAGGATATGCGCCCGGATATGTTCGGGAATATATAGCGAACTTCTACGGGCGTTTTATACCCTTTTACGCACAACGCAATATTTGACGATTTAAGACACTTTTATATATTTATGTGGATTTCTATGCTTATGTTGCAAAATCGGCTATATAAGGCAAATGTGCAAGGCAGGAACACGCAAAAATACAACCGGCAGAAGTGTGCCCAAAACCGAACACGCTCGAACACTTTGTGAAATCAAGCAAAAATCAAGGGCAAATTTTGAAAGAAAAAATTTTCGGATTTTCAGCAGGATTTTGACTATACCCGGGGGGTATTTTTGGAAGAGCATGAAAATTCTACGAAAAATTTTTATAAAAAATCTGCGAAATTTGCAAATTATCAGTCCGAAATTTTAAGAAAAAAATTTTTCGAAAATTCAAAGTCTTATAGGCATACCCTGGGGGCTATAAAAAAATTCAACTTGCCTCGGGGCAGAGAAAAGGAGTGATTTAGTGAAATTAAAATACATAAAGTCTAAAATTTTCAAAGACGCTTATTTTTATGAATGTACAAATTGTGGTCTTGATATTAAACCTTCTACCGCTGAAAATTGCATTGGTTTTAATTGCAAATGTGGCGAAAGATTTACCAAATTGGATGTTTTGAGCGCAAAAGAAAAATATATTGAAGCCATATATACTTATAAAAACCATTCACAAAAGGAGTGCTCATGAAACAAAAACAAACATTATCCCCTTGCAACCGTAAGAAGTGTCCGTATTACAACACTTTATCGGCAAAATGCAAGGATTGTGACTATAACAAAAATGGAACTTGGAAACAGAGTAAGCAAAGAGTAAATGAATGATGGAAACAAACAACGATAGAATTTACAAAGGATTTGAAAATGGTGTGGACTGGGAAGTTGACAAGTCCAAGTTTGACCCAGTTGTTATAATTGTCAAAAATAGGAATACTGGTAAAGGAGAAAATGTTGTTTATAATTGCCAATACAGACCTATATTTGGATATGATATATCAGACACAAACGAGATAGAGAGAATACTTGATAACTTAATAAATAAATATGCGGATTAAAAGAAATTAGCCTACGCAATGTAGGCTTTTTTCAATGTTTCGCTCAATATCGCATCAAGAATCTCTACGGTTTCCCTTATGTGGTCTGCCATAAAATTACATAGCCATTCTTCCATCTCATAATCAAGGTGTATATCGTACTCAAAGCATATTGCATGCGTTATTTCGTGACAAATTATATGCTCTGTCTTGTAGTCAGATTGATTATTAGCAATAAATATTGTCTTAATATTATTATCGCAAAGTCCAAGAACTTGCCTGCCGTCCGACATTCGCAAGTTTGGATTTTGCGGATATGTAAATTGTACTCTCCATAGGTTATTGTTTATTCTTACTACCATATTGCCACCACCTTGTTTAAAAGGGGCAGATTTCTCCACCCCTTTATTCGTCTTAAATCAATAATTATTCTCCATAAATAAATTTAAAACGAATTACTGAATTTTCTGCATAAGCACCTGCATCTTGTTCTTGAGCATAGATTTCTCTTCTGGACTTGCACCCTCAATCATTTCTGTTACGTCAGTTGAGAGTTCTTTTAAATAATCCTCAAGTTCACGCATCTTAGCTTGTTTATCCTTGCCCTGTTCCTTAGCTTCCATATAGCCTCTACGTCTTTCGCCACTTCTGCCCTCACGGCTATCTCTACCGCTTTCAGAATATCCACGACTACCGCCCTGTGAACCCATAGAACCGCTACTCATACCGCTAGATGATGAACCACCGCTTGACATTCCGCTTGAAGAACCACCGCTTGAACCGCCACTGTAACCCATTCTGCCATAAGGTCTGTCCATATCACGCATTCTTTCCATTTCTTCATAGTCCATATCGTCATACATCATCATATCATCGTAACCTCTACGGCTACTACGACCACGATTTGAACGTCTGCCATCTCCACGGCTCATAAATCTACCGCTTTGGCTTCTTGGCTGTCCTCTGTAACCTCTGCGCCCTTCTTCTTCGATTTCGTCCTCATCTTCAAAATCGTGTTCTTCCATTGCTTCAAGTACGCCTTTGTAATAGCAAGCCTTGACAATTTTCTCTTTTGCTTCGTAAAGGTCTTTAATCATATCAACAACTTCTCCTAGTTCTTTTGCATCAACATTTTCAATCCCTTTGCCTAATTCGTGTTTTACCACTTCTTCTAATTTCTTGCACATATCTTTGATAGGCTCTAATTCCATATCAAGTTTCATTCCGATTTTTGTTTCTTCTGCCATATATCTCACTCCTTCCTATGCTCCTGCTGTTGGTGCAGTACCATCAATTGCAGTTAAATTGTTGTTAGGCGAACAAGGAATATTGCCTAAAAGTTTGAAAATTCCACCCGTAGGTGTTGTTTCAACTCTTGTGCTATATTTTGTTCTAGTTCTAATACTACAAGCCGTTGCCTGTGTGCAATCACACTTGTTAAGTGGATATAGTACTGTTCCATCTCCAATACTGATAAATACCGGGGCTGTAATTGTTGTTGCATCCGGAATAGTCTGTGCTACTACAATGCAATATTTACATCCATCTTGGTAACTACCTTCGGGAATGTTAATAATAAGCCCTGTTCCGGCAGTGAATGTGACAGATTCTGAAATTATCAAATTCGGACAAAGCCGACATACATTTTTACAAGCCATAATCTTGTACCTCTCTTTCTTAAAATCAAAAAGGGATAGAATTACCACTTCTACCCCTTTGAATATCAACCCATAAGGGCGAGTTGTTCAGTTGTTATGCGCATCCGCATCCGCAAGAGTTGCCATAACCATATCCGTTAAACTGTCCGCAACAATTAGTTGGGAAAGTTACAGGAGTTGGTGGCTGAACTACATATGCGTTTACAGGGCAATCTGCACCAAGTCTACGGATTAATTCCGCAGTCTGTGCCTGCTGATTAGCAGTGATAAATGCGTTCTGTTCGCTCTGTGAAGCCTTGAACTTCAACGCCTGATTTTCTGCCTGCAATGAAGCAATTTTATCAGTTGTAAGGAAGTCAAGAATCTGACGAGTGCTATCCTGAATAGCGTGACGAGTATCGCAAGCCTGTGTTGCCATATCGTATCTTACATTGTCGATAGCTCTCTGTGTTTCGCAGCAGCAATCAGAAATCTGATGTCCTAATGTGTTAAAGCCCTGCTGATTCTGATAACCTAATGTGCAGATAGCATTGTCTACACCATGGAATCCGCTCATAATTGAGTTATTAAGTGCATAGGTTGAATCAGTAATACCATAAGTAATTCCGTCAAGTTTCTGCACGATGCCCTGTGCTGTTAAATCTGCTTTAGTCGCACAAGGTTCTACACAACCACGACCGCCACCGAATCCACCACCGAATCCGAATCCACCATTGCCATATCCACCAAATAAAGCCAATATAACAATAAGTGCTAACCAATCATCGCCAAAACCACCAAAACCGCCATTATTTCCGTAAGCAATAGGTGCAACTGGCATTGTAAAACCATTTGAATTGTTAAACATAATATTTTACCTCTTTTCTTTTATATTCATAAGAGGCTCCTAGGATTATGCGCATACCTCATTATGTTCTACATTCCAATTTGTGACTTGATTTGCCTTTCAAAATCACTTCTATTTATTCCCTTTTCCTTGCACAAGTTATCTGCAAGCTCATTTAATCCTTGCTTATCTCCTTTTTGGTACATTTCCAACGCATTTCTGCTAATTGGATTCTGCATAAACTGACTATTATTCATAGCCTGCTGCATAAATGCTTGTGGATTTCTCATCATTTGAGTTAATAAAACTGGATTAAGCATCTGCATCTACCTCTTTCTTCGCCTTTGTCGGTTTTAAATATTTCTCAATCTTGTCTATTTTGTCTGTTAAACTATTTAATTGCTCTTTAAATGTGTCTGTAAGCTCATTAAACGCCCCAAAATCGAATTTTTCTTCATTATGTGATAAATCGTTAGGGTTATCATCTAAAATCGGCTTATAAGTCAAAATTTGCGTTTGTCCGTTTGGTAAAAACTTCTTGCCATAGATTGCTTGTCCGTCTGCTTGTGGAAAATAGTACATGTTACCATCCATAGGAATATCTGTAACTTTGACCATGTCCATACTTTCAACTACTTTACCAAGTGATGCAAGCATATTTAATCCCGGACTTAAATTAGGATTATTTTGCATCGGTTGATTGATAGCCTGTTGAAACTGTTGCAGATTTTCCATTCTCTGCATATAAGGGTTAAACTGTGGTTGCATAAATTGCTGTCCATAAAAATTAGGATTCTGATACTGTTGCATTGTCTGCCTCCATTTCTTCCAACACCTGCTCAAATACATCTATGAGCATTGATTGGTCACTAATCGAAAACTTCTGTAGCTCTGGTCTTGCAAATAATTTTTCTAAAATTTCATCAGAAAACATAAGCAATTCCTCCTTATACCTAAATTTTGGCATAAAAAAAAGACGGGAAACCGTCAAGAAACTGTCATTTTTCCGTCAAAAAACTGTCATTTTATAAAATTGCAATGCTCTTTCACTTTTATTTTTTGGTGTAAATTTGGTGTAAATTATAATTTAAAAACTCTTGGAATACCGATAAAATAAGGCTTTTCAAAATATTGAACCATCTCACCGCCTGCTAAATCTAAAATCTCTAAAACACTTGAAAATACTGTGTTTTCGGGATTTTCGCTATTTTTAAACTATCGTAAAAACCTCTATAAATAGCTATATTTTTGATAAAATTGGTGTAGAATTGGTGTAAATTTTTGGTGTATCTCGAGTTTACACCAAAATTGCCCTCAAAGCCTTATAAATCAAGAGTTTGCGACACGACCTAAAAGCACTTTTTCCATCGTTTTCGCTGCATCTTCTGGGTCTTTATGGGTGTAAACATTAAGAGTTGTTCCAATGTCGGAGTGTCCCATAATCAGTTGCAGTGTTTTTACATCAATACCATTTTCAATCATTCGACTACAAAATGTGTGTCTTAAAACGTGTGGGCTGATATTTGAGAAATCCCCTACGCCTGCTTCTTTTGCCTTGTCACGAATAGCAATCATACTGTTTTGAAGATTTCGCCTTGTCTTCGGGTTGCCATCTTTGTTGATGAATATAAAACCACTGTATCCGTCAACAATACGCTCTATGCCTGGTCTAGGGTCTGTGTATTTTGACATAAATGCTTTTTTAACTTCATCAGTCATAGCAAGTATTCGTGTTCCTCTTCGCATTCTTGACAACTATCATATTCTTCGCATTTGCCGTTAAAATTCATTTCAAAACATTTTTCGTTTTCCAATCCTCTCACTCTCCCTTCTGCTTTAATGTC